AAAGGACGGCTTTGGGTATTACTTCTACGACGCACAGAAAGCCCCTGCTATTCCGATAACATCAGGCAGCAGCTCTTGGAACGGGCGTATCGTAGGCAGTGACAATGGGGATGCCAACAAGTATGCCACACAATCCACCGCTAACGACAGCCCAGTGGGTAATGGATACACCGTCACCTTCGCAGACAACACTGACCACCTAGACATCCCATCGACTACCCAAGCAGGCTGGCAAATCTGCGGGACGTCTTTGGGAACTTTTGCGTATCGCGTGGACAACGATGCGGTCACTGAGTTAAACCTTTTGGGTAACGCTGGTAATGCCGGTTTCCGCTTACCCGGAGAACTATATGGAATCATGCTATTGCCAGAAACGGCGACAACGGCTGACTTAAACAACGCTAAAAAACTTTTACTAGACCGTGGAGCTAATGAACCAGCAGAAGGGGCAGGAGCTATCTATTACGGGGCATGGTATCAGCGGAGAGATATAGTCGAGTTCCAGCCTCAAACATTTCCAAATGCCGTAAATATGGGCTATGCATGGTCAACTAATCTTTCTTTAAATAGTTTTGGCGCAATTCAAGCTCCACTCTGCACTAACTTCAGCAACGCATGGCAAAACACTCCGGCACTAACGTCATTTCCGGCGGGCGCAAAGCTAGGAACTGCGGCGAGCAATGTTAACTTTACGAGCGCATGGCAGTCTAGTGGACTCACGAGTTTTCCTGCGTTGGATTTATCAAAAGGAAATGATTTTGCGGCTGCGTGGAAATCCTGCTTGGCACTCACAACTATTGAGGATGGGATATTGCTAGGAACCGCATCTAGCTCTGTTAATTTTACCAGTGCATTCAAAACTTGCACGGCTCTTACCACACTGCCTTCAAACTTAGATTTGAGTAAGGGCGATGATTTCCAGATAGCCTTTGAAAACTGTCAGTCTCTCGTAAATTTCCCCGCCAACGCATTCGACACGATGGGGACTCCATTATCATCATGCTTTGTCAATACATGGGACGGCTGTTCGGCTTTGTCGGCAAATTCGGTCGAAAATATTCTAGTCTCCATAGATACAAGTGGTCAGTCGGCTCCAGCATCAGGCCCGCAAATCACAATCGACTACAACACAGCCACTGGCACACCAGCATACTCTACACTCGCCTCGCTTAAATCCAAAGGCTGGGTAATAATTGTTAATGGCGTAACACTTTAAAACAATGACAGACGAAACTCATCGATTCTTTAGGTTTAGCAACGAGGCTTCCTACGAGACACTCACAGCCGCTGGTAACACCGCAAGGAACCTACCAGACGAACAAAGTGAACGCTGGCTTGCTCTTTGGGATAACACATTCTTAGACCCTGAGACCAACAGCGACAGGTTGTATTGTGTTAAGCGCAGTGGCATACTGGAGTCCGATAACTTTGACCTAGATGGTATCGAAGAAATTAACCTTGAGACCTACCTTCAACGCCTAAGCTGGGAGCCGCCTGTCGAAGAAGACCTTGAGATGGAGGATGAACTTGAACTGATAGACTAATGGACGAACAACAAGAACCACTTACAGAAATCGAACAGTCACGAGCTGACACTGGGTTTCGTTATTACGTCGTCAAACCCGACGAACTCTACACGGGACTTGTTGCAGCCGTAGACTCTGACCGTGGCTATCCGAACAAGCAAGGCACAACGATCACCGGACTTCCACCTGTTGCTAACCTGGCAGAAGCCACTGACGACTCGGGACGACTTATAGCCATCGACTGCTGGAGATTCACATCTAACGACGATGCGATGCTTGAAGATGCCGAGGGTGTGCAGGAGTTGACGCAACTAGAATTTTTATCAATCAAACCTCAACCCGAGGAACTACTTTAACAACAATAACACATGCAAGCCGAGACAGCACAGCAACTCTATACCACCCTAGAAGGCGCACGGTATTCCTACCTTGACCGAGGACGGGCCTGTTCAAAGCTGACGCTTCCTTATGTTATGCCTGAGGAGGGCTTCGGTCCCCACAGTCGCCTAGAGACACCTTTCAGTGGCGTCGGTTCCCGTGGTGTTAACAATCTTGCCTCTAAGCTGTTGCTTGCGTTGTTGCCACCTAACTCACCTTTCTTTAGATTCCAAGCCAACGAAAAGAAGCTTGCCGAGGACGAGACTCCACCTGAGTTAATGAGTGAGATCGAAGCATCTCTCCAAGCCCTTGAGGAGCTAGTGATGGATGAGGTTACCCGAGGTGCATACCGGGTTGCTCTTCACGAAGCCCTTAAGCATCTCATCATCACCGGTAACGCATTGTTATATCTACCGGATGAAGGAGGACTCCGAGTCTTTCACCTCGACCGCTTTGTTGTCCAGCGTGACCCTATGGGTAATTTGTTATCTGTAGCCACCAAGGAGTCTGTTGCATTCAGCACTCTTTCGGAGGAGATACGCCAACGACTTCAACAACAAGATCCGAACCTTGCCGAAAGTGACGCTAAGGTGGACTTGTTTACCTCTTGTAAAAGGAACGCCAAACACTGGGTGATTACTCAGGATGTTAATGGTGTAGATATTCCGTATGCTGGTGGTAAGGTAACAATGGATCGCAACCCATTCATCCCTTTAAGACTTTCTAGGATTGACGGTGAAGCTTACGGACGTGGGTTCGTTGAGGAATACCTCGGTGACATCCAGAGCCTCGAAGCGTTGACCCGTGCTATTGTCGAGGGATCGGCTGCTGCTGCTAAGGTTCTCTTTCTTGTTAACCCCAATGGCACCACAAGAGCCCGGACGTTAGCTGAAAGCCCCAACGGTGCGATTGTCCAAGGCAACGCCGCTGATGTTAACACTCTCCAGCTAGATAAGTTCAACGACTTTAGGACAGCCCAGGTTACCATGGAAGCAATCAAGGACCGCCTTGGTGCTGCCTTCTTGTTGACCTCAGGTGTAGTCCGACAGGCCGAGCGTGTGACAGCCGAGGAGATCCGTATGTTATCACAAGAGCTTGAGGCTTCCCTAGGTGGTCTTTACTCGCTCCTTGCTGCTGAGATGCAATTACCATTGGTGAAGCGCATCATGTCAGTCATGCAAAAGAAGAAGATGTTACCTAAGCTTCCTAAGGACTTGGTGAAGCCAGTTATTGTTACCGGGGTAGAGGCCCTTGGTAGAGGTAACGATCTTTCTAAATTAGATTTATTCCTTGCCGGTGCTGCTCAGGTCGTAGGACCAGAAGCTATCGGCCAGTTTGTTAATGTTGAAGACTACTTTAAGCGTCGTGCAACTGCTCTCGGTATCAAGACCGAAGGACTCATCAAGAGCGCCGAGCAGATGCAACAAGAAGCACAGATGCAGCAGATGCAAGCTATGACTGAGAAGCTAGGACCAGCCGGTATTAAAGCCTTGAATGATCAAGCGTTGGCCGGTAATATGCCATCAGTCGAACCACAAGAATAAATATGGAAAGCGTTACATTTAGCGAACCCACAGAACAGGAGAATATGTCTCTTGAAGAACAGGCTGCTATGCAAGATGAGCAAGCCAAAGAACAACAGCCCGAAACGGCTGAAGCTCCTCCACAAGACCGCCCTGAGTGGTTACCGGAGAAGTTTGATAACCCGGAGGCTTTAGCAGACGCTTACAGCAACCTCGAAAAGCAGTTCCATGAGAACAAAGCCGAGCCATCCGAGACCGAAGACAACGCCACCAGCGAACCCGAGGTATCCAACACTGCTGTCACCAGCGCATCCGAAGAATACTTCGAGACCGGTGAGCTATCCGAGGAGACCTATAAGTCCCTTGAGGCTAACGGCATCCCTAAGGAGATGGTTGACATGTATGTTAATGGCTACGAAGCCGTGGCTAACCAACAACAACAAACCTTGATGAAGGAGGCCGGAGGCGCTGAGAACTACGAGGCTATGTCCGAGTGGGCAGCAACAGCTTTAACAGACCAAGAACAAGAGGTGTATAACAACACTGTCGAGTCAGGGGATGTTAACGCAGCAACTATGGCTATCCGTGGTCTCTATGCTCGCTTTCAGTCGGACGGTGGAACACCTGTTTCTCTTGTCCAAGGGGACACCTCGGGAACAGCCGGGGCATTGCCCTTTAGCTCCTCTAAGGAGATGACGATTGCTATGCAAGACCCGCGCTATAGTTACGATAACAAATACCGGGAGCAAGTCTCACAACGACTATCAGTCACAACCGCATTCTAATTATGTCAGCTATTATTACTTACATCCTCGACAACAAAACTGAACTACTCAGTGCCATCTCTATGGTCATTGCTGCTTGTTCCGCTATCGCCGCTCTTACACCTACACCTGTCGATGACGGGCTGGTCAAGAAGCTTTACAAGATTGTCGATTTCCTTGCACTTAACATTGGTCGTGCCAAACAAAAATAACAACATTTAAACACACACGCACCACATGTCTGTGTCTCTGCTAGTCAAGTTACTTATATCGTTTCCTCGGTTAGCAGAGGCATTTCGTGGTCTTATGGAAGCCTATGAAGAGAAACTATATGTTGAGCGTCACAGCAATATGCGTGATGTTATTGATGAGTGGATGCACTCCGACTCTTCGTCCGACAAAGCTCCCTTACTTTTTAGAGAAGGCCAGAGAGCAGACGTGGACAACGGACCAGAAGCAGACGGTGGGGGAGATGTTACATTACATCAACGACCTAGAGAACAACCAACATGCCCGCTAAAAGAAAAGGATTGTCCCTTCGCAAAGAACACAAGTCAGACAAAGGAGGCTTAACAGAAAAAGGGCGCAAGTATTACAACCGAAAGACAGGTAGTAACTTAAAGAAACCGCAACCAGAGGGAGGCCCGAGGAAGCGGTCTTTTTGTGCGCGGATGTCCGGCGTCAAAGGCCCGATGAAAGATTCCAAAGGCAGGCCCACCCGAAAAGCTTTAGCTCTTAGAAGGTGGAAATGCTGACCCCAACCCCAACACTAACAATAACACTATTATGCCAAACGTAGGAGATAAGTCGTATCCGTATACCCCCAAAGGTAAGAAAGCAGCTAAGAAAGCCGCCAAGCGGAAGGGGTTGAAGATCATGTCAAAGAAGAAGAAAGGAAAGGGGACTTGAGGGAAATAAACGAGAACCTCCTGTTAGGAGATGTTATTCAAATAGATTTCCTTGACCACGTGCAAGACGGCACCGATGGTCCCCTTGAATGCTCAGTCTATGGTTCACTTACGGACATAGGCGATAACTACCTTACTGTTACCTCATGGCACGGCTGTGAAGATAACACAACAACTTTCACCATTATTACAAGCTGCATAAGTAGCTTGGTGGTGTTTAAACCAAACGTCATCATAAAGATAGACTCCCCCGAGGCCGACGATGAGACCCACTGCGGTGGACAATCAATAACTCCGAACCCGGTTATGGACACATCAGAATGAGGACAACCTTAACAACAACAATTAGAAAAACCAAATATTATGGCTAACGGAGATACATCCGCGTCCCGATTGGGACAAGTTAATGCGAGCGGAGCAGTTGATGCTTTGTTCCTTAAGGTGTTCTCAGGAGAAATCCTGACCACCTTCGAAGAGTTCAACGTGATGAAAGGACTTCACACGATTCGGACTATCGCTAACGGCAAGTCTGCTCAGTTCCCAGTAACTGGCATCGCTACCGCTAAATACCACACCCCAGGTCAGAACATTGCTGACGCCGGTAACAGCTACCTCAGTGCTATTAAACACGCTGAGAAAGTTATCAGCATTGATGATGTCCTACTTGCCTCTACGTTCATTGCAAACATTGATGAGCTTAAGAACCACTACGATGTCCGCAGCATTTATGCTCAGGAACTCGGTAAGGCTCTTGCCAAGCGTTTCGATCTTGCAACCATGAAGACCCTTACGGCTGCGGCCCGGACTGCTACTACTATTACTGGTGGTAAAGCTGGTATCGCAATCGACGGTGGTGAGCCGGGTGACTTCACTGGAACTGTGATTCAAGCCAAGCTCTTTGAGGCTGCTCAGAAGCTTGATGAGAACGACATCCCTAACGACGGAAAGCGTTTCGCTATCCTTAAGCCAGCCGATTACTACACATTGCTTGCCTCTGGTGAAGAGGTTATCAACCGTGACTTCGGTGGTCGTGGTGATGTTGCTACTGGTCGCATCCCAATGGTTGCTGGTATTAACATCTACAAGTCAAATCACCTTGCTGACGTAGCGACTAACCTTGCTGGTGTTACTACGGCTGGTTCTGACGGATCACCTTCAGTGAAGAACGATGTCTTTGGCGGTGGAAGCCCCGGAGAAGGTTATAACGGTAACCTGTCAAAGACTCAGATCATCGGTGGACACCCATCGGCGATTGGAACTGTCAAGCTCCTTGACCTTGCTACCGAAAGCGACTACAAGGTCGAACTCCAAGGAAGCCTGTTCGTAGCTAAGTATGCTATGGGCCACGGTGTCCTTCGCCCCGAAGCTGCCTTTGAAATCAAAGACGCTGACTAATACCCCCTAATAACCCCAACGGTCGCACTCCTTTCTTTAATGATTGGGGTGCGGCCTTTTCCTTTTCCCACTTACTATGGCTACCCTTACCTCCAAACTTGACGCTGTTAACACCATGCTCGGTTACGTTACCGAAGCACCTGTAAACTCTATTGCTAACACTACTGCTTTGCCGCCATCTGCTGCACTGGCTAAAGGTGTTATTGACGAAGTGTCACGTGAGGTTCAACAAGATGGGTGGCACTTTAACACAGCCCAAGACTACAAGTTGGAAGCCAACGCCTCCAATAAGTTTGTGTTACCTGATAACGTCCTCCAAGTAGACACAGTTGACACCACCTACGATGTAGTCCAACGAGGCACCACATTGTTCGACCGTAAGAACTACACTGATGTATTCACTGAAGACGAGCTTAAGGTTAACATAACATTTTTACTTGAATACGAAGAGCTACCAGAACAGGCTCGACGTTACATCGCCCTCAAGGCATCTCGGATGTTTGCTAACAGACTTGTTGGCTCCCGTGAGATTGAGGCACTTATTTACCGTGATGAGATTCGCGCCAAGGCAGCTATGGAAGAAGCTGAAGGTAACAACTCTGATCGAACCATTTTCGACAACTACGACACTGCTACACGAATCGGCATCAACCGCCGCATTGACCTTGCTTAAACGATGGCTAACATAACAACTACCGTTCCTAACCTCATCCAAGGGGTCAGCCAACAGTCACCTCAGGTGCGCCTAGCTGGTCAATGTGAGGAGCAGATCAACGGTCTTTCCACAGTCACCAAAGGACTCACTAAGCGTCCTCCGGCACGGCTCATAGACAACCTAGGGGCTGTAGCTCTTGAGGGTGACTTCCTGCACTTCATCAACCGGAGTGAGACTGAAAGGTATGTTGTTACTATTGAGCATCGGACCACAGGTGACGGCTCAGGTGTTATCAGGGTGTTTAACCTAGCGACAGGAGTCGAGGCAGAGGTTGAAGGAAACACAGGAGGCTACACGGTTCC